CATCGCGCGTAGCCGGTTGACCGCCGTGTCCTTGACGTTCGTCGGTCCGAGCCCTTGGGCGACCGACGCCACGGCGCCGAGCACCGGCGCGACGTTCGCCCGGTCAGCGATCTTTGCAAGGCGCGAGGGCGGTGCTGGCGGGGCGTCCGCCTCCTCTACCGGCGCCTGCTGAGCCGCGTCAAAGGCTTCTAGGTCCGCCCAGGCGCGCTCCGCCCCGTCGCCGGTCAACTCACCGGAGCGTAGCATATCCGCCAGCGTGTCAGCTTCTTCGCGAGAGGTGATAGGCATGGGTCACTTCGTACCGTAGTCGCGCAACAAGTCCTCGCGGGAGCGGGGAGGCTTGGCAGCCGGCTTTCCAGGCTTCTCCTTAGGCCGCTTCGTGTAGGCGTCGACAATGGAGCCGTACTTGGTATACTCCTCCTCGACGCGCTGGTTGACCGGGTGGTTCTTGAAGACCGGCGAGGCCGCCTGGCGATTGCGGAAGTCCTGAAGCGTCTGGTCCGTGATCTCCTTGAGCGTCACCGCCATTGCCTGCGGGTCGCCCGTGGCGCCCAGGATACGCAGCGCGTTGTCGACGTCGGCGTTGGACAGCCGGCCGCCCGGATCGCGCGCCTTAGCCAGCGCGTACGCTATGTCAACGACGTACGACTCGTAGAGGTTGCGGTCCGTCGTCAGGTTGCCCGAGGCGCCGAACTCCGCGCGAATCTTGGCCTGCTTCGACTCGAGAACGTCCTTGTCCTGCTTGCTCAGCAGCTCGGCCGCGCGCGGCTTCGGGCCGCCAAAGAACCCGCGGTCTGACGTACCCGCGAGATTCAAGGCGCCCCACATCTCGCTGAGGTAGCTGGCGACGCCCCCCGCGGTCTTCGAGCTGACGCCGGGGTTGGCCAGGACCAGGCCGGTCAGCTTGCCCGCGCGCTGGAGGTAGCCTAGCGTACCGGAGGCCAGGTTCTCGTACTGCGAGATCTGCGTCGGCGTCGGCTCGCGGTTGGTGAAATCGAAGCCGGGCTTGCCGCCGCCTGCGCCGCCCTTCGCCGGGTCGATCCGGCGCCGCTGCTCGGCGAGCGCCCGCGCCGCGTCCTCGTCGGCCGCCTGCTGAGCGAGCTCGCCCGGAAGCCTCGCTTCGGTCAGGGCGGCCAGCGCGAACTCCTTGGCCGCGCCCCCCTGACTCTTGAGAGCATCCATCCGGTTCTCGCCGATCTCCGAGCGTACCTTCTCGAGCTCGGTGTCCTGCGCCTGCCACGCCTTCAGCTGGGGCGCGATCTGGCTGGCGCTCTCGTAGTCGCCCTCGGCGACGAACGCCTGCATGGCCGTCTGGAGCAGGTACCGCTGGGCGTCGTCCGCCGACAGCTCGCCGGCGGCCATCTTCTCACGGGCCTGCTTGGTGGCGTCGATCAGGACCCGCTCGCGTACGAGGGCCTTCTGGTCCTCCTCGTCGAGCCCGATACCCTGCTCCTTGAGCGCCTCGGAGAGCTCGGAGCCGTAGCTGGCCGCACGCCGCGTCCAGAACGGCATGTCGGCGTACTCGGCGGCCTTCTGCTGGCGCCGGGCGTACTTGAGCACGTCGGGCGTCACGAGGCCCACGAACGGGCTGAGCGGCTTGTCGGCCATAGCTTACCCTCCCAGCCAGTTGGTGCCCGAGACATTCGGCAGGCTGGAGATCATGTCGTTGGTCACCTTGGTGGGGGACGGGATGCCGGTGCCCCGCGAGCCGAGGAGCGCGTTGGCGAGTTGGTCGAACGCGCCGCTGGCTTCGAGCTGGACCATCGGCGAGTTGCCGATCTTCTGCTCGGCCGCCCACTTGGCGATCTCCGACGGCGTTCCGCCGCCCGCGCCCACGCCGACGTTGGCCTGGCGCTGGAGCTGGTCGAGGATGCTCTGGAAGCCCTGGAAGGAGACGCTGCCCTGGCTGAACTGCTCGGAGGCCGCGTCGCGCCCCGCGCCGACCGCCTGAAGCGCGGTGTTGAAGCGGTCCATCGACCGCTGGCGCGCGAAGTCCTGGGCCGCGCCGACGCGGGCCAGGTCGGCCTGATTCTGGGCCTCGTAGAAGCCGCGGTAGCGTTCGCCGCCGCCGGACGTGCCCATCATGCCGCGCGAGTACAGGGCGTTCTCGAGCCCCTGGAACATGCGGTTCTCTTCCGGCGCTGCCAGCTGGCGGAGACGCTGGAGCTCGCTATTGACGTCGCCCTGCATCGCCTGGGGCGAGAAGCCCTGGGCCGCGGCGACAATCTCCGGAGACGCGCCGTAGTACGCCGAGCCCGGCGCGGTCGCCGCGTTAGCGTACTGGGAGAGCCCGATCGACTGGAGCACGCGCCCCCACGGCGAGTCTGCGGGGTTGAACGCGATGCTCTTGCCAGTCTGGTCGACCGTCACCGAGCCGTACGGGCTTGTGGTCGAGTACGGCACCGGCGTGGCCTGCTGGGCCGCCGCCTGGGCCGCCGCGCTGGCCTTCTTGCCGCCCTTCAGCGCGTCACCAACGCCCCCGATCGCGCCGCCAATCTTGGCTCCTGTCTTGCCGCCGATCAGGCCGCCGGCGAGCTTGCCGATGCTGGAGAAGAGACCCATTACAAGATCCTCCCGCGGAACTGGTTCACCAGCTGGCCTACGTCCAGACCGCCTCCGCCGTTCCCGAACGGGCCGGCGAACTTGGCCAGGTTGGCGAACGCGCTCGGCGCCGGGCCGCTGGTGCCCGGCGCGATGGCCGTCTGCGAGCGGGGCGGCGTAGTCGGCGTGCCGGTGCGAGTCTGGCCGCTCAAGTACCGCTGGATCAACTCCTGGATGTTGCCCAGGTTACCGAACGGCGTGTTGATGTTGGGGAACTGCGGGGCCGTCGGCGTCGTCGGTGGCTTCACCGGGCCCGCCGGTGGGCGCGGCGCGGCTCGCGGCGCCTTGGCCGCGGCGATCTCCGCCGGGGTCATAGCCCACTCGGGCATCTGGGCGCCGGTCAGGCTGGCCAGAAGGCGCGCGGCTTCAGGCCGGGCGAACTGGCTCTCGTTGCCGAGGATCGTCGGCGCGAGGGCCTGGAACGCCTGCATCGGGGCGGCCTTGCCGAGATCGCTGGCAGGCGTCATGGGGGCCGCGCCGGCCGCCGGGGCGCCGCCGCGGAGCTGGGCCAGGAGGGCCTGGAGGTTGGGGATAGCTACGGCCATTACTGCCTACCGCTGGTGAAGTGGTCGAGAATGAACTCTTTGAAGAGGGCCAGGGCGGCGGCGATCGACGAGACGATCATCGTCACGGCCCCCCAGAAGCCCTTCTGCCTGTTGAGCGCCGCCAGCAGGTCGTCGACGGTCTTCGACTGGGCGGCCAGCAGCGCCTTGGTCGCCTCGAAGTTGGCGTGCGTCTCGGTGATGTGCGACGCCAGCCGCTCTTCGATCCGCACGGTGCGCTCGAGGAGCTCGTTGTACTCTTGCTCGCTCGTCATCACTCGTCGCCTCCAGCCGCCTGAATGCGAGCCTTGATGGTGGCGAGTTCGACGTTCGCCTGGGCCAGGTCTTCGACGAGCGCCGCTCGCCTGCCTGTCAAGCGCCCCTGGCGAACCTCGAGCTCGGCGAGCTCGTTGTCGACGCTGACAAGCTCAGCCTCCCAGGCGACGATCTGGGCCGCGACCGCCTTGCGGATCTTGCCGAGGATGGTCATCCGATCCTCCAGTTCGTGCCGTCGGAGTACACGGGCACGTTGTTGGCACCGCCGCCTGCGACGATTGAGGCGAACGTCGTCGCGTTGGCGTCCGACACGAAGTAACGCGCCCCGGCTCCGCTCGTGCTCGCGGACGGCAGCGACGCCACCGTCACCGGCGTCTGCTTGATCCGCGCCGAAAAGACTGTAGCCGTGGCCGTCAGGGTGATCGAGTCTGCCGTCGTGCCTGTACGCGCGATCGCGAGCGGCGTGGTGGGGTTCAGGCCGCTGTCGTCTAGCAGGTTGAGAGCGAAGCCGGAGTTGCCGTTGAACTCGGTGTACTTAGCGTTGGACCCGGCGTTCGAATCATACAGCCGTAAGCGCGGCGTTACTGCCGAGATCGTCGTAAGCGCGGCCAGCGTCAGCTCCGTCGACGCGGTGAGGAGCATGGACTGCGTAGAAAAGTTGATGTCGGTGACTGTGGTGCCGGACCGGAACACGTTCAGCCAGGTCGCGCTGGTCGTATTGTCATCCGAGCGCGTCTGGAACAACAGTTGCCCGCCGTCGGCGTATGCGCGCCACCGCTTCTCGTCAGCGCCGGCGTCGGTCTCATACCAGTAGAGGCTGGGGTTCGTAGCGGTCAGGATCACCGCCGCCCGGACCGTCATGTCCGTGACGGTCGTGCCGGTACGGGCAATGCTGATCGCCTGCGTCCCCGCGCCATTCGCGTCCGTCCGCGTGCTGATAATGAACGAGCTGACGTCAACGAAGACCGACCAGAGCTTGGCGTCGCTGCCCTGGTCAGTCTCCTCGAAGCGCAGCACCGGCTGCGTGTTGGAGATGATCTGCGTGCTGGTAAACGTGTTCGCGCCGGTCAGCGTCGGCACATCGGCGCTGTTGGCCTTGGTGGCGATGGCCGTCGCGATGGCGTCGTACTCGGAGTCGAGCTCGGCGCCGACGATCAGCTTGTCGGGATCGCCGCTGGCGAGCGCGTCCTTGGCCGTGAAGTTGGTCGTCTTGGTGTAGTTGCTCATTCACTTAGGCCAGGTTGGTGGGCTTGAAGTAGAGGGTCAGGGCGTGGATCGCAAAGGGCGTGCCGTCGATCGTGGCCGTGACGCCCACGCGGACGTACTGGCACTCGCCGGTCAGCCAGGAGGCGACCTCGGCTGCCGTCGCGCCGCCGGAGTACTCGGCGTCGGAGTACTCGGACACGCTGTACTCGGCACCGCCGGAGACGTTGATGTCCACGTTCTCGCTGACGCCGTTGTTCTGGAAGTCGGTCCAGTGGGTCAGGGAGATCGTGCGAGCTGCCGTCGAGTACATGATACCGCGGAGCTTCTTCAGGAGCTTGTGGCGCTCCTCGGGCGGCAGGAGCAGCCAGCCGGACCAGTAGACGAACACGTACGCCGTGCCGTTGTCCCGGTAGGTCGAGTACAGCCCGATCCGCCCGTTGAAGCCGAAGTAGAGCGCGTTGCTCGTGGTGTTCATCATCGCCGTAGGGGCGATCGTCCACGTCGTCATCCGCAGGCCGCCGTCGGGCGTCTTGCCCCGCACGTCGAAGCAGTACGTAACGCCGAGATCCGGGTGGCTGAAGAGCACCAGCGCGTCGGTGGGCGAGTAGACGCCGCGCACCTTTGTCAAGTCGCCAGTTGACAAAGCGGTTGACAATAGGCCCCGGTTGGGTGGAGAAACATCACGGTCCGGCGCCGCGTACTCCTGGATCGTGCGGGCCAGGGTCCGGACGCCCTGGGGCGACCAGAAGACCACGTCCAACTCGCCGACGAGCACGACCGCGTCACGCGCGATCGCCCCCATGTTCTCGATGACCGTCTGGACCGCCAAGTTGACCGGCTCGAGGCCGAGCTCGGAGCCGGCGCCGTCGGCCCAGATGACGATGTGGCGCTTGCCGAAGACGACCAGCGAGGCGCCGTAGGCCACGATGGCCACGACCTCGTCGGTGCCGCGGGTCCAGACCGTCCGCATGTCGATCGAGCCGCCGCCGTCAGCCGTGGCCCAGCGCGTCTCGTCGAGCAGCGCGCAGTACCGGATCGTCTGCTTGTCGTCGTCTACGCCCCAGAGACGGCCGTAGGCGGCCAGGACGGTGTTGCCGTCGGGCAGGGTACCGGAGGCCGCCGTGATCGTCGTGAAGGAGCCGCTGCCGCTCCAGACGATGGGCGTGTGGCTCGCCTGCCAGCCGACGACCTTGTTGTTGAAGTTCTGGAACTTCCAATTGCCGGCGGTCGGCGCCCCGGCGGGCGTGATGTCCGTCAGCGAGCCCGTCGTGCCGGAGTAGATCTTGGTGGCCGTGGCTGATACGACGATCGTGGTACCGTCGATCTTCACGTACTCGTGGAGCTGGCGAATCGGGGGATCGCCCCCGATCGCGGTGTTCTGGAGAACCCAGCCCTTGCGCGCGGCGAGGCGGCCGGCACCGTCGATGAAGACGTTCTGGAGCTTCGTCGCCCACTCCGGCCCCAGCGCGACGTGCTGGCGCTCAGAGGCGAGACCGTTGAAGGCCGGGCTCGGGAGCGAGATGGACTGGAGCATCGGCTACTCGGCCTCGAAGGTCATAGGCTCGCGCGCCCAGTCGTCCAGAATGGCCTGCATCAACGCCTCTTGGGCCTGGGTGCGGGCCGCCTCAAGCGATCCGTTGAACTCCTCGCCGCGCTCTTCCATCGCGCGGACGAGAGCCTCACGCCACACCGGCGTACTCGGAATCAGGAGGGCCGTAGTCGCTACGGTGAGCTCGTCCTGGGGGACGACGAACACGAAGCGGTACGTGTACGCCAGGTCCGGCGTCGGGAAGACGCGGATCGTGACGCCGTCGTTGTCCTTCTTGTAGGCGAAGTACGCCGGGACGTCCTCGTCCGCGTCGGGGTCGAGGACGTGCATGGAGTCCATCTGCTCCCAGGTTACCTCGCACAGCCGGCGTTCCTTGTCGACCGTGGTGACGAACGCCTGGGGCTGGCCCGTGCTCTGGTAGAGGATGTAGGACCGCTGGTTGGTCGAGGCCGTCAGGTCGAGCGTGCTGGTGCTGGGCGTGAACGAGCCCGTCAGCGGCGTCCGCAGCGCGTACCACGGGCCGGCGTTCTCGATGTCCTCCTTGACCTCGTTGACGAGCTGGCCGTAGAATAGCGCCTTCTCGCCGCTCAGCGACGTGATCTGCGGCTCGCGCAGGCGGCGAAGGACGCGGTTGATGAGGTCGATGTACGTCATGCCGTGCGCTTCCACATGTAGACGACGAAGTAGGGTTGGACGACGTTAAGGTCGGTGTGCGCGCTGGGTTGCGTGACACTGTGGGTGAGTGTCGCGCTCGGACCCGCCGTCGTGCCGGTAGCGACGCCTCCGGCGGGGT